ATTACCCAAGTGCTACCAGTTGGTACTGTCACTGAGATTCCTGTGTTAATTGTTATTGGTCCAGCAGTCATAGCATTGTTACCACTTGTAATACTGTAGTTAGCTGCTATTGTATTAGCCATTTCATATAAACCTTCGTCTGTAGTGTTACCACCACCTACTGCTGCCCATCCTGAACCATCGTAGACCTCTGCTGAGGTATCTGTTGTGTTCCATCTTATGTAACCAGCTGAAGGTGAACCATCTCGCTGCCCTGTTGTTCCAGCTGGTAGAACTCCACTTCCTGTAGCTGAAGTTTTAGATACTACTGTTGAAGAATCTAAAGCTACAGCCGCCCACGCACTTCCAGAATAAATCATCATTGTGTTGGTGCTGGTATTATAATACATATCACCAGCTGTCAGAGCATCACCATCATTATCAAGAGTAGGGTCAGAAGATTTACCACCTAAGTAGACATCATCAAAGGAATCTGCTGACGCTGCTGCTGCTACTGCCGAGGCTGCTGCTGCTGTAGCTTGAGTTGTTGCTGTAGAGGCTGAACTAGCTGCACCTGTTGCTGAACTGGATGCTGCTGTTGCTGAACTAGCAGCTGCTGTAGCAGAAGTAGATGCTGCAGAAGCCTGAGTAGTTGCTGTAGCAGCACTTGCTGCAGATGATACTCTATCTGCTTCTGCCAATACTACATCCGCTGCTGTAAGAACTACATCAGCATTAGTAGCAACTTTATCAGCTGCAGTAGCAACTCTATCTAATCCTGTTTGAACCTTATCTGCTTCCGCTAGGACTACATCAGCATTAGTAAGAACCACATCAGCAGCTGTAAGAACAGCCTTAGCAGTTGCTATACCAGCTTGAGTTGTTGCTGTACTAGCCTGTGTAGTTGCTGTGGTAGCTGAAGTAGCTGCAGCTGTAGCAGAAGAAGCTGCGGCTGTAGCTGAAGTTGCAGCATTTCCAGCTTGAGTTGTTGCCAGAGCAACTTGTGCTGCTCCATTAGTTGTAGCTAAACCAGCCTGAGTTGTAGCTAGAGCAACCTGTGCTGTTGCCAGAGTAACCTGAGCAGCTCCATTTGTTGTTGCTAGAGCAGCTTGAGTAGTAGCAGTTGCTGCACTTGCCGCTGCACCAGTCTCTGCAGTTTCAGCATTAGTTTCTGCAGTTTCAGCATTAGTCTCTGCAGTCTCAGCATTAGTTTCTGCTAATTCCGCTGCAACCTGAGCTGCTAGAGCCGCTACTTTAGCAGCTTCTGTATCTGCAATTAGTGCATCTAAATCATAACTATCAGCAATTACTGATGATGTTGCAATTCCATATCCTCTATCAATAGCCATAATTACATTCTCCTACGCATACGTTTGACCGCTAAGTATAATCTCTGTTTTCTAGTAAGTCTCATCTACTAATCTCCTAAGTTTAATGTAAAACTCTCCCCATAAAGAGGAGAGCTTTGTGGTTAAACTTACGATGTAAGTTCCTGTATTGAACCCGGACGAATAACCTTAGTTCCGTACACTGTGTCAGCAGTAAATAAATCTGCAAGATATTCTTGCTTATACTGTGTTTGGGTACGAACCCCTTGTTGTGTTGCTAAGACGTGGGCATCTCTTTGGAATAAGAAAGCCTTCTCAGTATTACCAGTACCTACTTGTGTAGTCATATAAACGTCTACTCCGTAGATTGAACCGATTTTACCTGTCTTAATTGCCGAACCATCACCTATGAACGCTTGTTCAGTGAAACGCTCTTCACCCAAAAGTGCAGTCATACACGAAGGAGTAACGATTATAGAACGACCATCTAAAGGCACATCATTATCATTAAGATTTTCGAGTGCTATTAAGATAGAAGCGTCCCAATCAGTTACACTTGCGATAACTGCATTACCACCAGTTAGTGCAGAAGCACCATCTAGGTCAGTAACGATTTGAGAGTCCACATTTCGAGCTAGAGCATACCCAGCGTCATCAGTATAAAACTTCCGCATTGAGTTCAACGCCTGAAGACTTACAATATCTTCAATCTGAGTTGACCATTCGAAATGTTTATTGATGACTACTGCAGTATCAGTAGCTGTATCAACGATATAAGTAACCGCTGTGTTAGCTGCCTTCGCACTAGCACTATTCCTTCCCGGTGTTGGAATATGGATTGTATCTCCTTTCTTCCCTTTATGGTTTAGGTTTCGTACTAGGTTGGCGGCAACTAGATTCGACTTATAAGTAGCAACTACTTCATCCGACCAAATTTCTGGGATAAAGATTGCACCTGTCGTAACTGTCATATTTGCCATTTTAATTAACTCCTATAAGTTATTTTAGCATTTTATTAAACAACCCTTCCATCTGCATAAGCCTCAAATATCTCATCTTGTAACGACTCATATCGAGTAGGGTTTTCCATTTTTAAACGGATGAGGTCAGCTCGTCTGTACGTCTTACCTCCTCCTGCTGAGCCTGAAGATGTTCTCGATTCTGCTGTTCCTGTTTTAAGAGCTTCTTTCCTATCAACTTCTGCTTTCTGCTTGACTTCTTGAGTCTTACTAATCATAGACCTATCTTTCCAGTTGGTCAATAACTCGTTAGCAGCGTCAAAGTTGTAGGAATCGGCTGCTTGAAACATTTGCATACGAATCGGACTACCTTGTACCCATTCCTGAAAACCTTTGTCCTGTATGACATCGGAAAAATCAGGATGTGTTTGCTCCAACTGTGCTTTAGCTCCGGCTTGCGCCTGTTGAGCTTGAAACTGTTGGAACTGCTGAAACTTAGGGTGATTCTCTATCATTTTATTGACAGCCTTATTAGGGTCATCAAAAAAATCATCAGAACTATCATTATCTTTAGCTTCTAATGGAGTGTTATCTTGCGGATTGTGCTGTCTTGCGACTTCAGCTTGTAGGAAACTATCGGATAATTTTCTTAACTCTCCAACTTCTTGTGCTTTACGACCAAGTTCTTTTTCTAAGTTAGTATAACTATCTATAATATCTTCTGTAGACTTTCCGGCAAATTTAGAAGGTATATCTGGAGTTTCAGTTGGGGTTTCAGCTCCCGCTTCAACATTATCTACTGCTTCACTCTTTACATCTTCTACACTATCTGTTATCGTACTTTCGTCTATATTAGAAATTTCAACATTTTCTTCTACTTCTGCTGATGATTCTTGGGAATCAGCGTCCACTACTATATTACTCATAATTGTCTATCTCCTCCGCCCATTAGGGTTATGAAGTTATTAAAATGGTGGAGCTATATATCTAGTTCTTCCACCGCTCGTTTAGCTGTATCCTCCAAAGACAACATCTGTCTTAAGATTGACAACTGACCTTTAGCGAACCAAAGGTCTTTCTCAGACTCTATTGAGTCTAATTTATTGTAGAGTTCTTCGAGATTCTTTAATTCTTCAATTAAGTCTCGCCAACCATCTTGTTCTACTAAATCTGTTCTATTTCTGTAGAATTGTTTAGTTTGGTCGTCTACTATTTCTTCTTGCGTTTGCATAATTTAAAACTGTCTCTGATTTAAGATGTTCTACTTCAGGTATATTCCTCTGTGTTTCTGAAATTTGCTTATCAATGTCAACTTTCATCTTCTCCATCTCTATCATTTTCTTTTGTAAGCCCATAATTCTCTCTTGTAAATCAAGTTCACTTTGAGGTTGTGACGCTCCTGCATCTGCTTGATGCTTCATAGCTCTCGCTTGTTCTTCTTGAGCTTCTGCTAGTGTCTTCTGTATATCAGCCTTAGCTTGTTCCATTTCTAACTGCATAGCCATCTGTTGCATCTGTTGTTGCTCAGGATTAGGCTGGAAACCTTCCATAAGTGATTGTACCACTTGGTCTCTATTATGGATACTAGAGTTCTGAAAGACTGCTAACAACAAGACATTGAAAGCGGGAGAGTCTTTCGGAATTGACTGGAGCATTTGTACCATTTGCTGCATTTCGAGCTCTTTAGCCATAATACCCATAGTAGAGTATGGAACGAACTTATAATCGCTAACAGGATACCTGTCAACGTCAAATTGTATCTTTCTCCACATACTCTTATTAATCATAGGTATGAGGAATGTATTTTGGAAATTCATTAGAGTGCGCTTCTGCCTTTTAATTGAAGCAGATTGAATCATAGACATACCACTAGATGTAGCTCTGTCCGGTGTTCCCATATCAGCAGAACCAGTACCCATTTGAATCATATTCTGTAGTGAAGCTACTTGATTATATGTATGTTGGTCTGTCTGACCTAAACTCAAAGGCATAATTGCCTGTCTAGGGTCTCCATTAGTAAGAATAGTTTTTCCGGGTCTGACCTCTAGTTTTATACCTCTCGGTAATCTAGTAGCATCTGCGGCTATCATAGGTGTGGTAGTGAGTGCTAGAGAATCAATCCTCGCCCTCATCTCAGCGTCTAAAGCCTTCTGTGGATTATAGCCCTTCTCACAAACCCCCCTACCCCAGAATTTATTTGGGACTATATCGTGTTGATAACTGATGAAAGGTCTATCAACCATCATAAATGGGTTCTCTTCCGCTCTTAGAATATGCTCATCATTAGCTATAGTAACAACAGCCTCTACTAATTCATCTTCATCATACTCAAAATCCTCCACATCTACTTTAGCATTAAGGAATTTTCTAGGTACTTTACCCCAATATTCACATAATTTAATTTGGTCTGAAGCATCTCTATTTATATACTCAGGGTCATAACCTATCTGAATGACATCAGTATCTGCTTGTATGTCAACATCTCTATATATACCATTAGCCATACCTTCAGATATGACATAACGTGGTTTATATACTTCGTGAGCGACTCCTAAAGCCTCATTTATTGAATTAGCACTTGGGTCAATTATAAATTCTTTTGGAGATACTGCTTCTATTTTTACCTCTACACTTGTATATTCTTCTATCTCTCTAGATGTAGTAAGTGTGCCTTCTACTGGTCTCTCAACAGGTCTCCTCTTGACTTCCTCTTCTGTGATTATCTTAGCAATTCCTGTGCCGTATACTGCACCATTTAGGAATACTTCACAGATAGCATCCTTCGCTCCTGAGCCTTCTAAATCTTCTTGTAATAAGTTACGTATATGTTCTACGTCTTGTTTATCTTCATCTAACTGGTCATCTTGTATGTCAAACCAACGACCTCTGCCAAATGTAGCCTCTTCTAGCTCTGCTACACTAGCCTCTACTGCTTGTTGTAAGGCTGGAGTTATAATCTTAGATTTTTCTGATAAGCGGTTTCTATCTTCTAATGTCCACTGTCCTCTCCACAGACGATAGTATTCATCCCAATGCTTGAGATAGTTATTATTTCTATGGTTTCTCCACTGTTCTAGGCGGCTAGACAGCCATTTAGATAGTGCTTGGTAGTGTCTCTCTGAATCGTAATTTTTTGCCATCTTAATATCCTGCTATTTCATCAAAAGGTTGCCATTCTTCACCTATTTCAATAGTGTGCATAAAATCTGCGACACTTACTTGGTCTATGTACGCCAACGAGTCAACCATATCATCGTGTGTACCACTTGTCGGAAATTCTAATAATTGAGATTCAAAATCTCTATTCCAATGACCTTTATTAAATGTAATCTTACCGTGCTCCATTCTACCTTGTAGAGCCCAAGCAATTCTATCTGCTTTCTTCTTACCACCGTGAGTTACATCTGTAATTACAACCCAACGACCTTCTGACCTCATCTCATCTTCTAAATAAGGCATAATAGCATTTTTCAATGCTCCCGATTCTATTCCTACAATCGTTGCCTGATTTTCAACTGCACTCTGTAATATCTTAGTAGCAGTTTCTTTAATATTCCATCTGCCGTGGAGTATATCCTTAACCCACCATTCATCATTATGGATTTTAACAATAGTAATTGCAGTTTCATCCAGCTTAGAACCTTTGAGACCACGCTCTTTTTCCACTTTCTCAAATCCTGCAGGGTCAACTGCAATGACGTAGTTACCTTCTTTAGGCTCTTCTGTATCATACTTTATCCATTCTTGTTTAAATATACCGCCTGTAAAGGAGACAAAACTAGCTTCAAATTCCTGTCTGAAAGCCTGTGTACTCATAGTATCACGAGCTGTCTTAATTTCTTCGGGGTCGAGAATAGGATTATCTATTGAAGTATATTGAAATGCCTCCCAATCTTCCTTCTTCTCATCCGCTGCTTCTTTCCAAATATCGTAGAAGTGATTCTTTCCTGCTGGTGTACCAATAAATAATGCACCACCTTTTACATCAGCTAGTGTAGGGCGAATAATCTGTTCCCACACTTCGACCTTCATATTAGCATACTCATCTAGGACGACATAAGATAGTCCTATGCCTCTCAGAGTATCTGGTCTATCACTACCCTTCAAACTAATTCTTCTACCGTTGACTAGAGTCATAGTAGCTGTATTCTCGTGTGTCTGCTGTATGAGCTCAGTACCATCTAAGAGCTCTTTAAGCATATTCCACATAATATCTTTAGCTTGTTGGAAAGTAGGTCCTATATAAAAGACATCCTTACTATCCGACTGGAGAGCCTTAATAATAAGTATCCAAGCTGCTAACCTAGACTTACCAAAGCGTCTTCCCGCACTTACAACCTTAAATCTAGCTGGGCTATTAAAGATTTCTAACTGTGCTGGATGTAACTTAACATCTAGCTCTCTAGCCATTAGCTATACTTACTATCGTTTCATCTATAGTGGCTTCATCTATTATCACTCCATCTTCATAAGTGAGTTCTTTCTTATCTTTCTCTTCAATCTCTACCTTCTTGGCTTCGAGACCTCCAACATTGATAATTACGTTACCCCTGTCATCTGAAGACCTAAATTCTACTGCTTTTGTGGTAGGAATAATCCTATCCATACACATTTTAAGACAAGTCCTGTCACCTTCGAGTGCTAAATCTACTACTTTTTGAACTATTTCTGGTCCTTTTGTAGACATCAACTCTCTACTAAGGATTGTAAACTTGTTCATACTCCCTTTTGGTCTCCCATTAGGGTTTAAAGACTTCATTCCCTTATATAAATTAGGTGAACCTTTATGTTTTGTAGACATCCTATTTATTCCTCCTTAGTTATACTATAGTTTCAACTAAAATGGAAAATTAGAATGATAATAAAGGTTATTTCTAAGTGAAGCCTTTTAGGTGAATCTTTAGACATTAATAAAATCTTATCTATAGTAATATTATAGCATACTTTTCAAGTAAAGTCAATAGCTAGAGTGAAATTAATACTTAAGTCCCTTCCCGCACCTCCAGATTTCTAGAAATACTCTAGTAAACAGCTAAAATACCTGAATTCTCTCTGATTTGTCTATGAGCCTAAATTTAAATTCTCAAGAAACACTTGGGGTATCCCCTCCCGTGTAGTATTAATACAACAGATGTTGCACTTAAGCCACAGATGTGTCGTATAAATACAACAGATTCAAGTGTAGTATAAATACAACAGGTGTGTCTCATAAATACTACAGTTGTTGCATAAGTGGTACTGTAGTATTAATCCCACAGATGTCTCATAAATACAACAGTTGTTGCATAAGTGAGAAGAAAGAGAACGTGAGTATGAATATTACACACACTATAAGTA